GGACGCCGCGCCCCTTGAGAACATCAGCCCGAGTGACTTTGCCGTCGCCGGTAAGATCGGTAAGCTTGCCGCCCTTGGCCATCTTCTTAACCGCGCCGCCGTGCTTCATGCCTGTGGCCCCCTCCGCAGAAGTATCGCCAGTAGCTGCTTTAGCCGCACGGCGGCGCTTGTCGGCAGCGGTATCGCTTTCGCCAATAGCGTGCATAAAGGGGCTGATCTTGCGTGTATTGGAGAACAGACCTTCTCCACTGACCATGCCGTATATCGGGGAGATGGAGCCGAGGATTTTGTCGATCTTAGCCATCAGACGAACCTTCCTTTAGTCTTGCCCTTGGTGGCGCAGCCATCGGCGCGCTTGGAGGCGGTAGAACCGCCCTTGGCCATCTTTTTGACAGGTTTATTTTTAACTTTACCGCCTTTGGCAAATTCAAAATTCGCGTTGGCACCAAACATAGGTGCCCCTTGCCTACCCATCAGTCCTCGGCCAAGACCCGCACCAACATTGAAATTTTTACCTTGGTATTCTGCACCGTACACCGGCCCTGCAACAGTACCAACCTTACCAAACCGCACGGTATTAGCGGGCTGTGAAGCACCTCTACGCGAAGTAGAAGTAGGAGTGGGCATACCACCACCGCCGCCACCCGGCATCGACGGGCCCATACCACCGCTGGACGGACCACGATTCAGAGAAGCAAGGTTGAAATTCTGAGGGCGCATACCCTCGACGACGAGTTCCTCGTCTACCCCACCACCATCGGCGTAACGCTTCTTGCGCTTCATGCTACATCCTTCTGCGGAACAATCATCGGGTAGAGGACGTCGTCCCCAAAGTTACCGGTGTACTCCTGCACACCCATGTGGCCGAGGCTGATGGTCGGATCGACCCACACTTCATAACCCAGCTCGCGGGCACGGTCGCAGAACAGGAAGTCCTCGCCCATGTAACCTTCGTCGGTGAGCTTGAAGTCGAACAGGGCCGGGACCGTCTTCTCGCAGCGCTTGTCGTAGTACTTCCACTCCGGGTGCGCGGCGATCATGTCCTCGATGACCTTGCGCTGAATCAGCATGAACGCTGTAGCTACGCGCGTAGCCCGAACAAGACCCATACCATTCATCGTCAATTCGCCATTCTCATCATGGTCGAGGTTTGCGATGTAGGTTTTGTTGACGTCACGGACGCGGGGGACACCCGCCACAATACCCTTCTTGGGGTCTTGCGCCCACGCCATCAGGCGCAGGATGTCTTCGGGTTCGAAGTTGATGTCCGAGTCGATGAACAGCAGGTAATCAGCGTCCGACTCCAGCAGGTCCTGCACCAGCAGGTTGCGCGCCCGAGAGACCACTGAGCAGCCACAGACGCTGCCGATGTTGATGTCGATACCGTGCTTAGGAGCCAGCTGCGCGAAGCGAGCAAGCGAGACCGCAAGCTTCAGCGACACCTTGAAGTCGTAGGCGGGGAGGCCGATGAAGACCCCTTTTCCCGCCATATCGAAGCCTTTGACTGCTTGCATATGTCACCCGTAGAAAACTGTAGTGGTTAGGTTAGCATCCAACCCTACATAAATCCCATTTTCAGCTAGAATGCCTTCGCCGGGAACAAGGATAGAGTATGCCACAGCATTATAGCTATCAGCTTCCAACAATACAGTTAAGTAGGCCGTTACGTTACCCGTACCCGATGCCGCCGTAGTAACCGTGAAGGTGGTGGCATTAGCAGTAAGGACGGTGTACGCGCCGTCCACAGCGGTACCGCTGGTGAAATCTAGGAATACCCTATCACCGGCAACGAGATTATTTGCTACCGTAACTGTTAGTGTGGTTGAGGTAATGCTGTACGTACCCGCTTGCGGATCGTTGTCCATAAAAAGGACGTGCCTTGCTGCCGCAGTCGCGTTTGCAGAAATAATAGCCCCCTTCAAGCGGGTGCGGGAACCGTACGCAACACCTGAAGTAGACCGGTGTTTGGATTTGACATCGTATTGCATACCCATAGGGGTGGCCCTCCTATCGAGCTATTACGATGCGGTGGTTACGGCGATCCAAGTGGTGCCGCCATCCGAAACGAACAAGCGGGTCGAAGCCGAGCTACCATCGCTGCGCAGATAGATTGAACCCTTGGCAGCAGCCACGGTCGGGGCACCCGAGCCGATGTAGACGCCCATGCCAGCAGCCGTGTTGGTTGCGATGAACGCAGAAGCGCCGCCAGCGACAAGCGCGATGTTGCTGTCAGCCGTGACGTTGCCAGTTGCCGCTACCGAAGCTGCCGTGACAGCGCCAGTTGCCGCCAGAGAAGTAACCGACATGGCAGGGCCAAGGGTGGAGGTGACGGTAACCGTACCGGTCGACGAGTTGATCGAGATGGTCTCGAAGCCGTTCTCAGAACGTACCGGACCGTTGAACGTGGTATTCGCCATTATTTATCTCCGTGTAGCAGCACATCCCCCGTACCGTCTCTGCAACGTCTGCCGGACCAGTCGGCACGGGTATAATTCCGGTTTCGCACTTATACCACACGGTTGCTCTTACGCAAGTTTTCTTGCGCAGTGAGAATCTGCAAATTCCCCTCTACGTGTAGCCCCGATACAGTCTTACCATGCAACGGGATAATATGGTCTACATGATGCGGGACCCCCGTGGTCTCGGTCAGTCTCTGTGCTTCGGCATAGATTTCGGCTATAATTTTTAAATCCGCCCATACGGGTGTGCGGTTGACCAAGGCCGCACGGCGTTTAGCGCGCTTGGCGCAACTCTTATCGCGGTTCTCCCTATGCCATATAGCCACGCGCTCGCGCGCCCAATCGGGATTTTCTGCGCTCCATTTAGCCGACCTATCGCGGGCCTCCTCCCGGTGATCTACTCGATACGCAGCCTTAACGGCGCGCCGTTTAGCTAGATGCTTCTGATGGTCTTTTGCCGTCCTCACACACGCGCACGCGCAACACTCGCAATTTGCGGTGTACCGCTCGGTCGTGCCATGAATTTGACAAGGTCTCCCGTGGTAACGGGGTAGCCCCGCAGCTTTTGCCTCCGCCCTAGTCATACCATCCTCTTACAACATGTACCTGCGAAAACAAAGTGTGGTCTGCTAGGTTTGAAGCACGGATAAGGAGACTTAGTTACAGGTAACGTTACAGGTCTAGATAACGAACCACCGGCCTTATAGCGGACAGAAAAAGACCCCCCGACTCTCGCCGGGGGGTCTCGAAGTCCTAAACTTCCCTAGGACTTAGCTTAGGCAGCGCCTTCGCTACCGTACATGCCCAGCGGGTCAGACCAGCCAAAGCTGTAACGCTCGCGGCTCTTGTAGCGAACGTTGCCGGTGTCGAAGTCACCATCCATGTTCTGCGCCATCGGCGTACGAACAAAGTGCTTCAGGCCGTTCGGCACATCGGTCGTCAGGAACCATGCGTCCGGGTCGGTCAGGAAGTGGTTGACCGTGTACCCTTCAGGGATAGCGCCGTTCGACTTGATGGCGTTGATGTCGTTGTCGGCGGTCGACACGCGGAGTTCGGTCTCCAGCAGTCGAGTCGCAACGAACATCAGGCTCGGCGGGACAACCAGCTTCTTCGGCTTAGCCGCGATCAGCAGGCCGCGCTCGTCGGTCCACGCAGCAATCTGGATGACCGCAGCCTCAAGCGAGGTTTCGTTGAGGTCAGCCGGGGTGCTGGGGATGTTCGAGTTGGTGCCGCCACCGACCAACGGGTGCGAAGCCGAGAACAGAGCCACGCCATCGCCACCGGGATAATCGGCGTCGAAACCGTTGTTCAGGACAGCCGCAGCCTTGGTCTGCTTGGTGTACGCCATGGCACGAGCAAGTGCCTTGGTGTAGCGGGCCGACAGCGAGTCGTACAGGTTGTCTTCGATGGCTTCTTCCGTGATGGAAAACCCGAGAGCAATCGTCTCGTGGTTGTAGCGAGCCGTCCAAGCTTCCTGCGCGTTGTCATAAGCGATGGCCGAACCTTCGTTCTTCACCGGCGCAGCCGAGAAGCCCGAGAGCTTGGTTTCTTCTTCGAACGAACGCTCAGAGCTTTCCGTTTCGAAGATTTGCTTATGCTCTTCGCCGTAGCGTGCGTATTCGAGGCCGAACAGGGCGTTCAGACCCGGCAGAAGCTCCTTAAGAAGCTGTGCGCGTGAAATTGCCATTGTTCAGTCTCCTTACACGCCGGTTGGGTTGAGGTACTGGTGCATACCCTGATTCCACTTGACGATAACCTCGGTATACGAACCGGGGTTACCCGCCCTAGCGGTGTCGGGGATGACGTCGATAACGCGCACGGGAAACGTCGAGGTGGTTGCGGTGGTCGAGCTAACGGCCACGCGGCTGTTGCCGGTGCTCGTCTGGCCCGAGTTCTGCACCAGAACAGCGTTGTTACCGACCGAAGTACGGTTCACAAAGCTCATGGTGGTGCCGCTCGACACCACGGCGACCTTGAACAGCGCATCGGGATCGTCCAGCACATAGGCCGTGATGCCGTTGATGTTCGTGGTACCGGGGTAGTACTGACGGAAGGTCAGACCAAACGTCGGATCGACGTAGGTGCAACCAAGGAACACACCTACCGGGGTAGCGGCGCTCGTACCGGT